GACCCTCATCGCATCTGTTACCTTGGCGGCTACGGTTATGGCGATGGTGTCGGTTTTTGTTCTTGGGTTTTTTGACGAGAAGGTTGACAACAACAAGCTGTTTGAAATCGTAGGCCCAGCCTTCCAGACAATCATTGGCGGCTTTATTGGGCTAATCACTGGCATCAAGATTGGAAGCAATAGTGACACAACTAACTGAACATTTTTCCCTTGCGGAACTTACCGCAACCGACCACCGGACACTAGATAACACCCCCAATGAATCAGAAATTGCAAACCTTAAACGCCTCGCAGCGTTTCTTGAAGACGTCAAAACGGTACTTGGAGGAAAGCCCATCATGGTCAACTCCGCGTTCAGGTCTAAACCCGTCAATGATGCTGTGGGCAGCTCTGACCGGTCTCAGCACCGCCTCGGCTGCGCTGCTGATATTCGTGTACCCGCTATGACCCCCGATCAGGTGGTGCGGGCCATCATTGCTGCGGGTTTACCCTACGACCAGATAATCAGGGAATTTGACCGGTGGACGCACATCAGCGTCCCCAACCATTCCAACCACCCGCCTCGGCGTCAGGCTCTTATAATTGACAAAACCGGCACCCGCCCGTTCGTTTAAAGGGACACCATGGACGCGCAGATGTTATTTAATATCGGTTTGGGCCTCATAGGCTTCTTTGGCGGGTGGGTCATCAACAGCATCACCCGCGCGGTGGAGCGCCTTGATACCGATGTCCGAGGTCTACAGCGGGACTATGTCACCAAGCAAGACTACCACCGCGACATCGACGAGATCAAGGCAATCTGCAAACAGATTTTTGACAAACTTGACGCCAAGGCTGACAAATGACTACACCCGCCGCCGTCCTTACTTACGACAACCTTACCTCCACGGTACTCCAGTATCTGGAGCGTACTGACGCTGCGGTGGTTAATTTCATTCCCATGGCCATCATGCTGGCCGAGTTTGAGATCGCGGAGAACATCAAGACCCTTGGGCAGATGCTCGTGGCCGACGGCAACATGAACATCAATAACCCGGTGATAGCCAAGCCCGCGCGCTGGCGCAAGACAGTGTCAATGACCCTGACCACCACGGCTGGCCAGAAGCAGCCCATCCTCCTACGCAAGCTGGAGTACCTGAACAACTACGCCCCCGACGTCACCGCCACCGGCACGCCGCTCTACTACGCCGACTACGACGCCGACCACTGGTTCGTGGCGCCCACGCCCAGCAGCAACTTTGCGTTCGAGACGCTCTGCTACACCCGGTTGCAGCCGCTGGCATCCGACAACCAGACCAACTGGCTTACCCAGAACGCGCCCAACGCCATGCTGTACGGCACGCTGAAGCAGACCGCGCCGTTCTTGAAGGACGACGCCCGCCTACAGGTCTGGAGCGGCCTGTTTGACGCCGCCATGGCCGCGTTGAAGGCCGAGGACCAGCTCCGTATTGGCGACCGCCAAGCCATCGCACAGGACTCCTAATCATGACCGCTTACACCAACCCGTTTTCTGGCCAGACCATTAACCCGTCATCGGTCAGCTATGAGTCGCTGTCGATCAGCGTTACCACCGAGCTGCAGTGGCCGGTAAACGGCAACACCAACACGCCGGTGAGCAGCATCATCGACGTGACCGCTACCACGACCGGGCTGCTGCTCAAGATGCCCCCTGCGCAACAGGTATCGACCGGGCAGTCCACGCTGATCCGCAACGTCGGGTCCAACACCTTCACAGTCACCAACAACTCCGGTGGCACCATCATCGCCATAGCGTCGGGCATCTCGCAATACATCTTCCTGACGGACAACACCACTACCAATGGCGTATGGGCCTCGGTGGTGCTTGGCGCGGGCACTTCGTCCGCCAATGCCTCCGCGCTGGCAGGATACGGCCTCTTGGCCTCGGGATTGACGCTCAATCAGGTGTACCCCGTCATCGCGTACAGCTCAAACTACACCTTGACATCCGCGAACAGCGCCGACCTGAGCGTGTGGACGGGTGGCGCGGGCACGCTGACATTACCCTCCGCAGTCACGGTGGGAACCGGCTGGTTCATAACCCTTAAAAACAACGGCACGGGTGTGCTTACGATCACTCCGTCGGGGTCTGAAACCATTGACGGGAATGCCAGCCAGCAGCTCCAGCTCACAGAATCCATAAGCCTTGTGTCCAACGGCGCCAACTGGAACAGCTTTGGCATTGGTCGGTCCAACACCTTTGCCTACACGTTGTTTACCTACAACATTGCACCGGCCACTACCGCGCTAACGCTCAGTTCCACGCAAGCCGCAAACACCCTGCAGGTGTATACCGGCACGGTATCAACCACATTTACGTTGACAGTTCCTCCTACCGTCCAGCTTTACACCATCACCAACAACGCGTCGGGCAGCATCACGGTGCAGACGACTTCTGGGCCAACGGTGACGATACCCGCAGGCACGTCCTTGGTGGTTACCTGCACGGGCACCGGGGTGTATAACGCCGCCTCTGGATCATCCAGCACCATCACCGCTTTGACGGTAGGAAATGGTTCTTTGTCAGTTCCCTCGATTAAGTTTACGGGGGACGCCAATACCGGTATTTACTTGGCGTCTACGGGCCAGTTAGGGTTTGTGGTTGCCAATCTTTTGGCGGGGTATTTCAGTTCAACCGGGCTTACTGTGACCAACGGCATCAGCGGGGGCACGTTCTAATGACCCAAAAAGTCATATCCATGGAAATCCCTCCGGGGATACAGCGGGACGGAACGCAATTCGACGCTCCCTGTTATACCGACGGCAAGTGGGTGCGTTTTCAGCGCAGTCGGCCTCGTAAGATCGGTGGATATGACGCGGTGTTTTTGAATGCCTCGGGCATCTCCCGTGGCATGGCCATGAGCACCGTTAACGGCTACAACTACGTGGTGTCGGGCTACAGTGGCGGCTTGGAGCAGTGGATAACCAGCCCAACAGGCGGCGTGGGCTCGGGGCCGTACAAGTACACCCTGAACAACTTCACGTCAAACGTCGACAATCTGTGGCAGTTTGACATCGCCTACGACTCCACGGGCAACAACACCAACAACATAGTCGCGCACCCCGGGCAGAACCTGTCCTACATGACGTCTTCCACGGCCACTCCGGTGCTGTATGGGACGTTTCCGGGAAACTCAGGCTCTCTGTCCCTGTCCAAAGTCGGCGTGTTTACCGCCAGCGCCAACACCACGAACGGCAGCGCTGCGGTGGTGCTGACGGCGGCCAATGTCCGCGTGGGCGCGGGGCAGGCGGTGACGGGCACCGGCATCCCCGCCTCTACCACGGTGTCGTCGGTGCTGGGCAACACGGTCACCTTGTCCAACGCGGCTACGGCGACCACGACGGCGTCGCTGTCAGGCGTGAACCTTACCGGCACGGCTGGGCAGTTCTCCTGCACGGCCACTACGGGGCTGGCCAACGGTCAAACGATCAACATCAGTGGGACCACCACGCCCACGGCGCTCAGTGGCGTGTACGCCACCAACTCTTCGGGCCGCTTTAACTACAGCGGGGCCGCGCTTTCGGTGGGTACCCCGGTCACGATAAGCGGTGCCGCGACCAACACCGCCCTGAGCGGCACCTACGCCATCAGCACCGCCGGGGGCTTTTCCTGCGCGGCGTCGGCCACTCCGCTCAGTGTGGGGCAGCAGGTAATAGTCAGCGGGACCGCTACCGATACCGTGCTCGGCACCGTCTACGGCACGGATACCACCGCCAACTTTACGTGTACTAGCACCACGCCTTTGGCCATAGGCCAGATAGTCACGGTGAGCGGCACGCCTACGTCGACTAGCCTGACCAACGTCTACACCACGGGGTTGGCCGGAACTTTCTCTTGCACAAGTATCAATACCCTTGCGGTAGGCCAGACAGTATCGGTGACCGGGTCGGGCACGGCCACCACGTTGAGTAACGTGTACTCTACCGGTGCAGCGGGAACTTTGGTGTGCAGCAACTCAAGCACCGTCTTGCAGGTTGGCCAGACCGTCACGACCACGGGCACCACCAGCACCACGGCGCTGTCCAGCGTGGTCATCACCGGCACGGCTGGCACCTTCCAGTGCGCGGCCTCGCCGGTTACCTTGTACGTGGGCCAGCCTGTTGTCATCAGCGGTGTTTTTGGTGGTACGGGCAGCATTACAGGGTACACCGACCCCAAGACGTACTACATCATCACGACCAACGGGAGCACCACGTTCACGCTGTCGGCCAGCTTGGGCGGCGCGGCGGTAACTACCGTGGCGGGAACCCCGACGGGTGTGACGTACACCCTGAGCGCGGCCACGGGCTACAGCGCCGCGACGTACTACATCATCGCCACCAACGGGGTGAACACCCTGACGCTGTCGGCCACTTCCGGAGGCGCGGCGGTGACGAGCACGGTAGGCGCGACCACGGGCCTGACTTTTGCGGCAAACGCCTTGACCATATCCGGTTCCACGCCCTACTACATCATCGCCACCAACGGGTCCTCCACGTTCACGCTGTCCGCCACGTCGGGCGGCGCTGCGGTGACGACCACCATTGGCGCGGGCACTGGGTTTACGTTTAGCGCGAATGCGCTGTCCATAGCGGGGTACTCCAGCGGCACAAACTATTTTGTGATCGCCACCAACGGCGCGTCCACGTTCCAGCTATCGACTACCTCTGGCGGGGCTGCGGTGACAACGACCGCCGGGCCGAGCACCGGCCTGACCTTCACGGCCAAGGCATCCAACGTCGCTGCGGCCACGTACTACATCATCGCCACCAACGGCGGCACCACGTTCACGTTGTCCACCACGCCTACAGGCAGTGGGGTCACGGTGACCATTGGGCCTACCACGGGGCTTTCCGTGACCGCCCAAGCCACGGTCATTACCGGCTACACCAGCCCCAAGGTGTACTACGTAATAGCCACGGACGGCGCGTCGTACTTCCAGCTATCCGCCACCAGCGGGGGCGGGGCCATCACCAACACGGTCGGGCCGGTGACGGGGCTGTCGTTCTTGCTGAACACGCCCTCCGCGTTGAGCGGGGTCGCGATAACGGGCACGGCGGGCCAGTTCTCCTGCAGCGCATCGCCCGCGCTACTCCAGAACGGACAGCCCGTGGTGATCAGCGGCGCCTTTGGCGGCACTGGCTCCATAACGGGCTACCTGAACCCCACCACGTACTACATCACCACCACCGACGGCTCAACGACGTTTACGCTGTCCGCCACGCTGGGAGGCCCGGCCATCACCACCACGGCGGGGACGCCCACGGGCCTGTCCTACACCCTGTCTGGCGCGGTGATAACGGGGTTCCCGGGAACCCCAAGCTATTACATCATCGCCACCAACGGCACGACCACGTTCCAGATTTCGGCCACCTCGGGTGGCACGGCGCTGGTGACGGCCATCGGCACCACGACCAACCTGACCTTCACCGTGTCTAACCCGGTCACGCTGACCTTTGACAACAACATCTCGGTGTCCGGAGGGTGTGTGGTGCTCCACCCGTACCTGTTTGTGTATGGCGACAACGGCCTGATCCAGAACTCCAGCGCGGGGGACTTTGCCAACTGGGTGTCCGCAGACGCCAACTCAAACAACGTGGCCACCGGCAAGATCGTCAAGGGCCTACCCATCCGGGGCGGCTCCACGTCGCCGTCTGGGCTGTTCTGGGCCGTTGACGCCCTCGTGCGCGTGTCTTTCCAGCCATCCTCTGCGGGCGGCCAGAACTTCTACTGGACCTACGACCTAGTGAGCAGCCAGACCTCTATCATGTCGTCAAGCTGCGTGATCGAGTACGACGGCATCTTCTACTGGATCGGCGTGGACCGCTTCCTGTCGTACAACGGCGTGGTGCAAGAGATACCAAACGATCTGAACCAGAACTACTTCTTTGACAACGTCAACATTGCCCAGCGCCAGAAGGTGTGGGTCAGCAAGGTGAGCCGGTACGGCGAGATATGGTGGTTCTACCCCAAAGGCAACGCCACCGAGTGCACCGATGCCATCATCTACAACGTGCGCAATAAGTCGTGGTACGACGCCGGTGAAGCGCTGGGTGCGCGCCGCTCTGCGGGCGTGTTCTCGGAGGTGTTCCCTAAGCCCTTCTGGGCGGGCAACGAGTCGATTGGCATTACCTTTACCGCAGTAAACGCCACGGTAAACAACACCACCACGCTGACGCTTGCCGCAGCGGATAGCCGAATCATCATTGGGATGTCCATCTCCGGCACTTACATACCGGCAAGCACAACCGTGACCAATGTGGTGGGTACTACCGTAACGATGTCCAACAGCGCCACCAGTAGCGGGACAATCACGGTCACGTTCACGGGCAACAACTACTTGCTATGGCAGCACGAGACGGGCTACGACTCCATCTACCTGACCAACGTCACCGCGATCCAGAGCTATTTTGAGACCAACAGCATCGGCACCTTGGGCGGGCTGGTAGGCACCCAGCAGCAGCCCGGGGACAACCTGTGGACCCGGTTGGAGCGCGTGGAGCCCGACTTCGTGCAGACGGGCACCATGACGGTGACCATCACCGGGCAGGGCTATGCCGACGACACCGTGGTGGACTCCGACCCTTACCCGTTTGACCCGACCACGCTTAAAATCGACATGCGCGAGCAGCGCCGCGAGATGCGGCTGCGGTTTGAGTCCAACATGGCGGGCGGCACCTATCAGACAGGCCGCGTGCTTTTGTCCGTAACCACTGGCGACAGCCGGAGCACAGGGAACCCATGATCGCACAGGTCTACGATCCTCGGAACATGGCGTGGGACGCATGGTGCGCGCTCATGGCCGAGCTGTTTGCTGCCAACCAACTGGGCACCGTTGCGGAAGACCAGTGGACAACTTGGGCGGATGGCTTGTCGGGTATTGGCCGGTTTCCGGGCGTACCGGACAGCCGAGGTTTTGCCACGTGGCAAGACTGGGCCTTCGCGCTCAACAACGCTTTAAGGAGATAGATATGCCCGGTCCAAATCCGTACTTTCGAGAGATTACTGCAAATACACCCGGAGCAGTGTATGTTCCTAGGACTGGTGGGGGGATGGGCGGCTCTGGGGGGTATTATTACGTAGACCCAAAAGTAGAAGCACAGATCAATGATGCCGCGCTGCTGGCCCAAGGTCCTCCCGGCCCCGGATACGTGTTTCAACCAACAATGTTTGCAGGTCCGAGAGGTCAAGCGGGGTCAGCCGGAGGTGAGAAACTATTTACAGGGCAATGGGTAATCCCTAACAAAGGTGGTGGTGGCTGGCTAGACAGTTTTCTGGGCAACCCCCTTGGGACAATCGCCAACACCGTTACAGATTTTGTCAAGGACCCTGCCAAATCAA